GGCGGCACTTGGCTGCGGACGGTTTGATTTTGGAGTTGCTGCGTGCAACGTGGCCGTGTAAGGAGAAGGGGCAATCGCTATGAAGGAAAAATTACTTTTTGTTTTGGCCGGGGTCGGGATGCTCACGATCTGGTGGTGGTTCTGGACAGGGATTTTTTGGCTGATGGAGGTGTTATGACCAAAGACGAAGCACTCGCCTTGGCGCTGGAGGCGTTGGACAACTTGCTGTATTGGGATAACGGCAAGTCTGACTATGACCAAGCCCGTGAAGCCATCACCGCCATCAAGCAAGCCCGCGCCCTCGACAAGAAGGCAGAGAACGCCAGAGAGTTGGGGCTGGACTATGAGCCTGTTTGCGACAAAGACCCGCAAGGATGCTGGAGTGTGCGATGCCAACTTGGAAAGAAGTGCAAGAACACCCCACCCGCAGCACAGCCAGCACCTGTGCAGCCAATGGCCCACATCGTGGGTGAGATTGACCACGCTGGCAAAGTGTGGAAGCCAGCACAGCGGCAATGGGTTGGACTGACGGATGAGGAGTGCAACGACTGCCTAGTGGAAGCCGATCCTTGCGAATGTTTAGCAACACCAGAGGCGCAGGAACTGATGTGCGTAGTAGAAGCCAAACTCAAGGAGAAGAACGAATCGCATCGACAGCACGTGACAGACGGCAATCCTTGCTGGTGTGATCCTGAAAACAGCTACACAGACCCAGAGACAGGCGCGTCTGTGATTGTTCACAAGGAGCCGCAATGACAACAACAGAGCAACTGATGACGCAGGAAGAGCTTGCGTTCCGCTGGAAAATCAGCGAGGCCACATTGGAGCGAGACAGATCACTCAAGCAGGGCTGTCGATACCTCAAGCTGGGCGGTCTGATCCGTTACCGCATTCAGGACATATTGGATTACGAAGAGGCCTGCATGCATGAGCCGAAAGCCAAACTCAAGGAGAAGAACACATGAGAGACACGATAGACATGGCCCGTGAGGCTGGCTTCCCATTGATGTCCTTTGAGGGCGTGACATACGTTTCACCCGAACTTGAGCGCCTTGTTGCCCTTGTCCGTGCTGATGAGCGCGAGGCGTGTGCAAAGTTGGCAGACCAGCTTGCATGGGCTGACAACAAAGGAGTGGCAAGCGCCATTCGGGCAAGGGGGAACACATGACCTGTAAACACCGCTGGGAACCCGGCGACAACAAAGACCGACCCGCATACCGTTGCACCCGCTGTGGTGATTGGAGATTTGTATGAGCTACATCATCGCATCGCTGCCACCCTTGAAGTGCTTCGTGCGCCGCGAGTTCCTGTACAACTTCACCAAGGGCTTTGGCGAATTAGAGCCAGCGATTTGGGTCAGCATCAAGGCGCTGCGCGGTCAGGTATTTAGGATCGAATCACTCCTGCCTAACTACGGCGCGCTGTACGACAAGCTGCCAATCAGCGCATACGTCTGGACCGAGGAGCACGGTGACCTGCCCATCGACATCCTGCAACTGTGGGACTGCATGGGCTACCGCTTCACGGTCCTCGAGAAGATCGGTCTGCGCAACCTGGGCGTGAAGTTCTTGGGCAAGGACAAGGTATGGCACCACGGACGCTACATGTTCACTGTGGACTTCTGTGCGGACGGTATGGACGTTGACACGGGGTTCACGGAGCAGGCCGAAGAACACAAGAGCTTTAACTTCATCATGTTGGACAATGGCCAGTTCGCTTGCCAGCCCAACAACCGCTGCTTGTGGTACGACCAGAGCCTGATTCCTGCAGAGGTGAAGTTCCCTGACTTTCAGGCTGCCAAGACTTTCTGGACGGTTGACGGCACACGCAAATGGTCCGCGGGCGACGATTGGTTTTACGATTTACAGGAGAAATCATGATCAACTATTGGCCCGGAACTAAGATCATCAAAAGCCAGGGCAATGCATTTGACTGGCGGCAAAAGCCCAGCGATGTACTGTCCTCTCAGGATTGGAAAAGCTCAGAGGCCGCGCGCAGGCAGTCAGCCCTGAACCCGAACAGATCCTTTACTGTTTACAGCAAAGCCAAGGTCAAAGGAGCGAAGTGATGAAGTGGAAAGAGTGGGGCGAGAACCATTGGGTGCTGATTACCAGCGAAGGCGAAGTGGTGGACGAGATCAAACGCGACAGCCAGTTCTTCTTTGTTCTGAAAAGCACCAACAAGAAGTTTGTCGACATCAACAAAGCCAAGAAATCTAGAATGACAGGAGTAGAGAATGGAAAACGGGATTAAGAGAATCCGTCTGTGTATGGGCATGACCCAGCAGCAGTTTGCTGACATGCTGGGCTGCAGTCAGGGCAACGTGGGGCACTACGAAACACGGGACCAGATGGTGCCCCCTGACGTGGCCAAGAAGCTGATTGCAGAAGCCGCGAAGCGCGGTTCACGGGTCTCGTACGAAGACATCTACGGCGTGGTTGATGAACCCGTTGTCAAGATCAAGCCAAGTGTTCGCAGAGAAATTTTGGAAAGCAATGAAAGGAGAAGCCGTCATGCAGAGGATTGATGAAGACGTGTACGTCACGATTGAAGAGTGCGGAGCGCAGGCTCAGGTGGTGATCCCGCCTCTGGAGCTCAACGAGATCCGCCGAGAGCGCAACGAGTACCTGGCCCAAACTGCCTCTGACCTGTACGACCGCGTGGTGTTCATGATCCGCAGCCAGAGCTTGGAATACGACCCTGCCCTGGACGAAGATGAGGGCCCTTTGGTCACGCTAGAGGTGCGCATGGGCAATATCCAGATGTCTTCTGCCTTCTGGCTGGAAGAGCGGCGCGCGAGACAGGAGAAATTGAAGGTGGCCATCAATGAGCTCTTCATGCTGGTGCTCAATATGCGCAAGAACCTGGACGACATCATCCGCGAAGAGGAAGAGGAAGATGCGAAAAAGAAGTAAGTACCGCCCTCGTGGCCTGATCTACGACACCATGAACCATGTGCTGTCGGGCATGAAGGTGGTGGGCGCGATCAGTGCTGGCACCACACTCAAGATCAAGAACCACGCGGCGCTCGAATCGGTGCGCCAGGGCCGCGGTACGCGGGAAGATATTGACGTCCTCATCAGCGCATTCAACATCACTGAAGCGCTGGCAATCATGCGCATTGGGGACGACTGGAAGGATGAGATTCGGGCCGCGCAAGACGCGCTCCTGGCGGTGGGACGCCGGGGCGTGGAGACTGGCAAGTTTATTTTGCGCGGACCCGAGCTCACCTCTTTCAACCTGGCCATGGAAGTGCATGACGCACAGCTCGATGCCTGTACTGTAGCTGAATTGGAAAAGGCTATCGACTTCGTGGCGGCGATTATCAAAAACAAACAAGCACGAGCCATCGTGCAGCCCAAGCATGCAAAAGAAGAAATTGCCTGAAGGCAACAGACCTTTGTCACAAGAGGAGCTCAAGGCCTGGTGGCCCTTTGAGCGGCTGGACCCAAAGAGGTTCCCCAAGCAAACCAAGGCCACCGAACCTGATCCGTTAGCGGACATTGAAGAAGCACTTTTATAGGAGAGCCCCATGACAAAACCATATGCAAAAAGAACCCTGAAGGTGATGGAACACTTTCGCAAGCACCCTGACGCCTCTGTTTCAGAGGTAGCTGGGAAACACGGCATGGCCATGTCGCATGCCTACACACTTCGCAAGAAGGTCCGGGACAACGAGCCTGAGCCTTGGCAGCCGCCAGCGGTGGTGCCTGTGCCTGAGGTCTCCCGTCCAATCGTCAATCCAGAAATTACCATGGAAGAGGACAAGCCTGCGGCCAAGAAACTCTACGTCCCCATAAGCGCGGCGATGGTTGCCAAGAAGCTGGGCATCCCGCTTGAGATGTATGTCAAGGAGATGCGCAAGGTGGACCCTACTGCGTTTGAAGAAACAAACGACCTGACGCCAAATGAGGAGACGAACGTAGACACGGTCCTCGATTCGCGGGCCAAGGACTACGGCAAGTTCATCGAAGGCGCGGAGATCATGCAGATGCTCAAGCGCTTGGTGCACAACTACATCGAGGACCGCCAAACACCGTTGGCTTTTGATCAGCGCGAAGCCATCGACATGATCATCCACAAGCTGGGCCGCATCATCAACGGCAACCCTGACAAGGTTGACCACTGGGTGGACATCGCTGGTTATGCCAAGCTGGTGGCTGACCGTCTTGAGGGGAATGTGCGATGAGCAATACCCTCGGCGCTGCCTTAATCATATGGGTCGCCGCTGCGTGGCTGACCCACGTGGTGGTTTCCATCCAAACAGCGAAGTGGCTTTTGCTATTGGTCG